AGAGATGTGGAGGTGTGTACTCCTTTTGAGATATTATGTAAATCCAGAAAAACTTATAGAAATAATAAGTAATCACATATCTGGAGATAACAATTTATATCGCATAAAATATACTTATTTGCTAAATTTACTCAAAGAGAAAGGATACTTTGATAACATTTATTAGCTGAATATTAGTTAAAGTGATATCACTAAGCTCTTAGTTATATTAATTATTTAAAAATTATAATTGTTGAAAACATCATAGAGGAATGATAAAATGAGTAAAAAACGTATTATAGTTAATAACATTTCTGAGTACATAGACATAATCCATAAATTAAATAAGGTAAAAGGTCAAAATACACTTTTATACAGAGGGCAAAACAATTATAAATATAGCATAATTCCGTCAATATGTCATAATCTTCCGAATAGCAAACAGACGTATTTAGAATTTGAATCTAAGTTAATAAGACAAGCCAAAAACAAATACCCCGAAATATTTGGGACCGCAAAGAATGATTTGGAACTACTTTCAAGGCTTCAACATTATGGCATTCCTACGAGATTGTTGGACGTTACATCTAATCCGCTGGTTGCGCTTTACTTTGCCTGCAAAGATAATGGAAATTCAATAGATGACGGTGAGGTTATAGTTTTTTCTTACGATAATTTGTCATATGGTGATGATCAAGATACCATTGCTTTGTCAAGCTTTTATAAATTTGACTATAAAATCTCGGTAGAAAAATTTATGAAAATTAATGGATTAGATTATAGGGTAACTCCAAATATGCATTCATCTGGAGTTGACGAATATTGCAATTCACACTATAAACCAATATGGGCACAATTACCGGAGTACACTACTCGACAAAAAGCTCAAAGTGGAAGCTATTTGATTTTTCCTAATGAAATTGTCTATTCCAATTATGTAGAATCCTTTGCAGTAGTGAATGAAGATTTTTGTTTTATTAATAACATCAAAAGCTTATCTAAGAAAGACACATTAATCAAAAAGCTGATAAGAATTCCAAAGGAAGATAAACTTGATATTTTAAGTCATCTCGAATCTCTTGGTATAGACGAATCTACATTGTTCCCTGAAAATTTGGATATTGGTTGCAGAATGATCAAACAAAATATTGGCTTATAACAAAAAAATCAGCCGCCTCAGACCCATAAAAGTCCGAGACGGCTGAAATTCTACCTACTTAATCTTCTTTGTAATCTCGTCGCTGAGCTTCTTGATGAAGTTCACGCCTGCAATGCCGTTCTCGCTGTACCCCCACTTTTTCAGCAGGGTATTAACTGCCTTTGCAGTACCTTTTCCATATGTACCGTTCTTGTCCATACCTACGTTGTGAAGCTTGACCGCCTTTGCAATAAGCAGCAGCTCCTTGAGCGCAAGCACACCGTTTGTTTTGTTGCCCTGCTTGTAACCTGTCTTGTCAAGCACTTTCGCACTTATCTTGCTCTGCTTCTTTGGTCTCAGGAAGCCTGCAATGTGGTCATAAGTATGCTTGACCTTAGTGCAGGCTTTTCCGCTCCAGTTCTGGTCATACGAATAAAAATAACTCGTGTTGCCCTCACCGGTGCAGATTGCTATGTGACCCCAGCCACCATTCAACGTGCCTGACCATATCGCTACATCGCCCTTTTTCGGCACGAAACTTGGCGTGTTCTTTACCTTTGTGAAATTCGCTTTCAGCCAAGTATTTTTGTCAAACAAATCCCAAAAGTGATGTGCGTCATACCAGAAATTCTTGATACCTGAGCCGAAGACCTCGTTGAAATATGCCGTTGCAAGGTCTACACACTGTTTGCCTGCTGCGCCGTCATAGTTAACAGCTACACCATTGTGCTTCTTGATAAACTCATCATATGTCATTTTCTATTCCTCACTTTCGTTTGTATCTTCGTTTGTATCCACTTTGTTTTCCACTGTGATTTTCAGTTTGTGTACGATTTTCACCAAGAATGACGGCAGTGGTATACCTATCACCGCAAGATTTTCCAAGATAGAAATACACTCGTTGATGATAAACCATATCGTCACGATAAGGCCAAAGTAAAAGCTGACGTTTACCTCAATGCCTATCTGCGAAAGTCCTGAGATAAAGAGCCAATCAAGTACGCCTGACACCGCCACCACAAATATGTAGCCGACCTTTTTGAAAAGCCCTTTAAGACCGACACGGCTTGAAAGTTCGCCCCTGTTCCATGCTTTCCACATTCCTGTAATGTAGTCAATGATCATCACAAGAACCAGAATGACTATAGGTATCGCCATGACACGGAAATACGCTGACAGCCCTGCGGCTATTGCTGATATGATGATTTTTGCTGTGTTTTCTTTCATTACTGTTCCTCGCTTTCGTATGTTTGTCCCGTGATTGTTGTATACTCCTCAGCCGTGATCCACTTGCCGACGGCGGTGTGCACCATAGCAACCGACCACAAACGGCTGTCATAGTATCTCTTGACCTTTGCGTAGTTTTTACTCATCGCCGCTCACCTCCAACTCAACACCGTTCAACATAGCCAGAAAATCAACATTTGCCTTTATCCTGTCTATCTCGGTGACCTTTGGTTTGTTGAAATTATCTTCCGTCAGCCCCATGCTCTCAACCATAGATTTTTCTAACTTCGTCATGTTGTACCTCCTACTTCACTCAGCTTCACGATATACTCTTCTTCTGATGGCACTGGTATATGGTAATTATCGTTGCTGTTTTTGAAAATCACTGAACCGCCTGCTTCGACCTCGATATTTCGCAGGAAGTCATCTGGTATCAGGGTTGATATATCGGTGACGATTGGGGTATCTAACGCTTTGATTGCCGTTCCGTCAATAGTGTTGTTCTGTGTATAGGTCTTAGCCTCATAGTCTGTCACATTCCCCTCAATGCCGTAGCCAGACAGTGCCTTTATGGTTTCGGGGATTGGATACTCGTTGCGGTGGAAGGGGGCGTAGGCTGTGGCGGTTGGGGATTTTTCAATTTGAATATCGCACAAATCAAAAAATGATTTTCTATCAGTGCTTGTAGACTCTCCAATAAATACAGATAAAATAATGTATCCGTGTTTAACCGAGATAATTCCAGTTTTATCGACATTGTAACCATAGCCAGTTAAGTGTTCTATAATCAGTCCTGTTATATTATTATCAGTGCGGATTTCAGAATCAAACACATACACTGATTTGCTCATGCCCGAAACATACCCAGATTTGTGTTTTGTTGATATTATATAGTCACCATTTTCACACGGAATTTTCAAACCCTTGTACCTACCATTATAATACATCGGAATTGTATAGGCATCGCTATTTTCTTTGCCACTTTTGTCAAACAAATTCTTTCCCTGCTCGACAATTTCTGTCGTACCAGCACTGATAATCTCCCCGTCAATGGCCTCAGAATGACCGCCTATTGACTTCACCGACATCAGCTTCGCCCCTGTCGGAACTGTCTTGGTATATGCCGTATCTGTATCTGTTTCAAATTTATGCGTCACACCCTGACCTATGTCAAACAGTGCGTTTACACGTCTTTGCAACTCCTTGTCGGTCAGC